TGCATTAGCAGCTTCCCATTTGGCTAGATTTTTAACATATTGTTCTTGATTATATAGACTTTTTCCTACCTGTTCTCTCAGAGTTTGGCTTGACGGTTTTACTTCTACCACTTCTGCATGTTTCTTTCCATTCTTATCTTTGTAAACGATAAAAAAATCTGGAACATAAACTGTATATTTTCCTGTCAACGGATCTCTATAAGGAATCTGTATGCTCTCGCTGGCCCAATTTTCTACTCCTGGATGCTCGTCGAGCATGCGCATGAAAACGAATTCCCACGAGCTTCGAGATAAAGGAGTTTTTTTCCCAACATATTTTGATGGGTTCTTCATTTCAAAACGTCCTTGGGCAAACTTAGGCATTATGCTGCTATGTTTCTAGTGATGTTTGGTTGATTGTCTGTCGGTATCTTGTATCCCAACGTGCTAGTCGGTGGCCGATCGTTGTTGAGTATTTCTCCCACTAATGCGCTCAGTTGAATTCCTGTGAGAGTTTTTAAAGTATCAAGTACCTGGAAAATCGGAGTCCTGTCTGATTTGGCCTGTTTCAGCAAAGAAACAGATACGACAATTGATGCATCTCTATCAAATCCACGAGACTGAAAGAAAGCTATAGAAGCTTCGATCTCGTTGGCTGTGAATTCCAACGGATTTTGGCCGTATCGATCAAAAAATAATTTAGTAGCAGCACCGCTGTCTTTTTTGGTAATTGGAGGTAAATTAGTTGACATCGTTAGTTAGGATCGTAGGGAATTATTTTCTTAGGAGCGGCCACAGTAGCGGATCCTGCAGGTGCGGGTTTAGGAAATGCTGTGTTGACCAATCCGCTGACTCCGTTTACTGCTCCTCTTATAGCCGCAGGACTAGTTATCGCTCCTACTACCTCGCCCAACACGCTGGAGTTAGTTAATCTCTTGGAATTTTGATATACATTGGCAGTTTTTATCGCAGTTCCGATAAAACCTCCTACGCTGCTGAAGGCCGTTCCGCTTGAAACATCACCGAAAATAGATTCCAGTCCGTCTAGCACTCCTCCTTCGCCAAATAGGTTCGCAACTCCCCCGCCTTGCACTGATAACGGACTTGGCACCGTGTCATAGTAAAGAGTAGCGAATCCCTTGGGATTATTAAAAGAAACGGTTCCTCCGGTGTAGATCACAGATTCGTATTGCACATTCATGGTGCTTTCGTTGAAATCGTTAGCGGAATAATCCATGTTTCCGTGCTGCCAACTGATTATTCTCGGATTTACTAACGTATATCCGATGAATCTCCTGCGGCTCATAGTGTAGATAGATATCGATTTAAAAAGGTCTACGGTCTTGTTGTTGTCTAATCCATACTGGAGATTGTGTATAAAATCTATATTGGCTCCTGCATAGTGAGTATCTGTATATGCGTATGTAGGATTGTGCCGATCTCTGAAATATGTTCCGTAATATATGGCCAGCAATGCGTTGATAACACCGGCGCTGTCGTCGTGGAAGGTTAAATTTAATGGTTCGTAATTGATCATTTTGTACAACAATTTTTTCCTGTTGTATTGATTCTTAATTACTGTTTCTATCTGGAATTTTGGCAGATCGCATTTTTTAATAAGATATCCTATCTCGTCAACATGTCGTTCATTGAAAAGATTGGCTTGGTTCGCAGATTTGTCTACTTCAAATCTTACATAATACAGAAATTTGGTTCTGGGAGATAATCTATAGGTATTGTCAACGAACAGTCTAGTGGCATGCTGGTAGTTGGCCATCACTCCTTTTGGATTTAAGAGACCTGTGCCAACCTGCTTGAGAAATCTAGTGAATTTATTTGCCATATTAATATTTAGCCATAAAAAAAGCCCGGAAATTCCGGGCTTTTTCTGATTACAGCAGTTAGGCTGTGGTAGTTCCTTGGCCTGTGGTCAACTCTCCTAGAGTTCTTCCAACGGTCGTTCCAATTCCTACAGTTCCGGCTGTGTGGATAGCATTATCGTAAACGATAGTTAGAGCCACTGTGGCAGGTTCGTTGGTACCATATGCCAGCTCACCATAGTTGGCTGCCTGTACATAACAACCATAAAGCTCAAATGTTTCAAGAACGATAGGATCGATAGAACCATTTCCGCCGTCAAGTATTTCAATACGAGTAGTGAACTTATAGTCAATACCAGAACGAGCACTGGCCTGTTCCATAAAATCGAATTGTTTTTGTATCTGTTGTCCAACTAGTTTAGTAACGTTTTGGCTAGCGTCATCTCGTAGTGTCAGAGTGATGTTTTCCCAACTGTATTTTCCTGCTAGTTTGACTTTTGAGTTGTAGACATCTATGGTCATCTCTTCAAAGTTTACCGTAGGTCTAGTAACATCTTGGACCTGTTTTGTTAACTCTGTGCTGGCTTCAACACCAAAACCTAACAATACCACCCTAAAGCGATATTTTAGTTTTGGCATCAAGAGCCCCTGGTTAGGAACTCCCGACGCGGCCTTAACTGAATAGTTGTTTAATGATGTTATTGCCATTTTTAAATCTCTCCTGTGTTCTTGACACGCAGCGGAATGTAGATAAATTCTACAGCTTTAACTGGCTCAATCGCTACGTCGACGTAAAGCTCGTTTCTATCAACCCTGCTAGGTGTGTTGTTTGTTTCGTCACAGACCACTGCAAAGTCATAGATAGCTCTTAATCCAACTAGCTCTAACAGTAGACTTTCGACCGCTCCTTTGATCTCATCTCTAGTAATCTTGTCGTTTGGCTCAAAGATGTATGGACGAGCTAGTTTAGACAATTGGCTTCTTAGATAAACTATCAATCTAGCTACATTGATACGATCCAGCGCCGAAGCGTTTCTGGCACGTGTCTTCTGACCAAATGCCACCAATCCAACTCCTACAAAGAACGGTATGGGATTGATCTTGAGATCGTATAGAACATCTCTAGTGCCCTCGTTTAGAGAAACAGTCTGGAACTCACCGGTAAGAGCATCGATATAACCTACGGAAGTCGCGTTGGTAATACCACCTCTTCTCGTACCAGCAGGAGCGAACCATGGATAAGAAACTTGATCGCTCAGAGCGATAGTTCTCAGCATCATGTGGCTGGCTGGAACTACGGCATTAGCACCAGTTAGATCTGTGGTAAAACCGTTTGGATAGTACACAGCACAGTATTCATCGTAGCTGACTATTCCGTCGTCGCCGTTGTCTACAACACCAACAGCATTAGTGCCGTAATTGACTAGTGTAGTAGCATCTGATGCTAGACGCAATGGAGTATCTCCCACTACAAATGCTGTTAGTCCTCGATCAAGATTTAGATTGATCAAGTTACTGAGCAACTCCGGATATCCCGGAGCAGCGATGATGTTAAAATTCCTACGCTCTTCGTCGCGGATTTCTTCGCTGGTGTCGATCACAGATTTCATAGCCTGCACGACTACTTTACGCTGTGCCTTGCGACCAAAGCTGCCTGAGCCGTCTTCGTTGTTGGCAGATACAGTGACCCAACGATCTAATGCATACGGTGTCACATCGTCGAACATGTCTTCGTTATTATTGAATCTCGGATTGTCTGTGATACCCAAATCTAACAGCCAATTCCTTACGAATTTCTTGACATTACCACCGCTGCGTCTGGTGTTCCAAAGCAGCATACCTCTTGGATACAGATCTGGATCTGGGGCATCGGGATCTAGATAATCGCTGGTCAATAGATCTGAGATATCTGCTGCTACATCTCCATCTGCTCCGCTATCACCGAATCTAGCATCAGCAAATAAAACACCATCTTCTGTTGTTTGATCTGTTTTGTCTAAAAGATTCCACTCTCTCTCGGAGTTATCCCATCTATAAATTATTGGGAAATTTTCTAGATCGGCAGTGCTGATCCATATATGATTAGCCTGTGTAGCTTGACCCGGTGTTAATTCCGGAGTGGAAGCAGATACAATAACCTGTGCATCTTGATAAGGTAGATAGTTGTTCAATCCGACCCAGGTAGTGCCATTATGGACCATTAGGTCTACCTCACCGAAGCTGGGATTATACCACAGTCTTCCATCGGCAGGTTTGTTTTCTGGAGCATCGCTCTGCACGTAGAAATCATCTTCGGCGGCTAATGGTCTCCAATTGGAAACAACAAAATTATCACTGCTGCCACTTGGTGCAGAATAAAGATTTAGTATTCCGGCACCGGTATAGATATTGTATGGTCCGGTATTGAATAGTCTCGATAAAGGAGAAGCTGTTACATTAGTCATCCTAATATCGCCGCCTGCAGTATGGCTGATTCTGATCCTGTTATCAGCAGTTACTACTGCGGTAATATAACTAGGAATAGCTGCTGTTCCATCAAATCCAAATGTAGCTGCATTAATAGCTGCAGAAAGCAATCTTGCATTTTCCTGCTGATCTGAAACTGCGGTGAATGATACGTTTGCTACCGCAGAAACTAGATCCGGTTTTCCTGGAACAGACTGTTTGATCGAAAACCTATATAAAGTGCTGTTAACGAATGATGAAGAAACTGCACCGATGACGTCAGAAACGACTGTGGTACTTCCTGGATTCTGCCTCTTCCATACTCTAAATCTCGCTGCTGAAGGAGTTGAATCATATCCGGTGTCTTCTGTGCTGTTGTATTGTATGTAAACAGAAGGCGATGGAAGATTGATTCCTCCGCCACTCCTGTCTAGGAAATACAAAGCAGACTGGTTGTTTGCGTACAAAGGAGCATCGATCGATTCCCATAGCTGTGTAGCTGCATTGTATTTCTTGATACGCCATCTAGCTCCACTGTTTGGTTCTGTGGTTTTGATCCATACTGCACCCGAAGCAACACCTTCTTCGCTCGAGGCGTTATCAGACCTCTTCCATTCAGGAACCTGTGTATGAGGACTTAACTGTAAAACAGGACCTAGATATAGTCCTTGATCGATACCGAATCTAGTCCACGATTCTCCTGCACCGTCTTCTAGATTTACAACACCACCTAGAGAAGATGCGTCGTTTGTAGTAAGATCAGTATATATGTATAGTCTATTATTGACTGCTTGAGCCGATACTCCGTTACCTAATTGGTTAATAGCCGCTGCAAAGGTAGACAGTGTATAAGTTCCGCCACTGATCGCTGCACTATTAATGTATAAAGCTGCTGTGGTAGTAAAATTGTCTGTTACAGCAGTTCCCCCCTTGACTGCAGGATGACTAGCTGCCCAGTCGTTGCTGCCCACTAAGACCCATTGCCCGGCTTCTACAGTATCACCATTGCCTGCGGATTTATAATAAAGTAATGCAGCTTCTTTAAACGCATTACCGGTTAAAAATACTAGAGCATAATCGCCGATACTACCTACTGATTCTCTAGGTTGAGGTTCTGAACTGGTTCCTCCTTCGACATTTTCCGAATCGTTGTCTGTGAAAACCAGAGGAGTTTTAACCGTGAATCGTTGTCCACCGGCATCTCGGGCTGCGCTGTTCCACTCTTGGATACCATATTTAGTAGCTGCGGTATCTACCCACCATGAATTATTATCTGGAGCAGAGCCAGGAGCTTCAGTAGTTCCTTCTAGTTCTGCGAGATTAACATCTGCCCTGACCAAGAATGCATTGTTGCTAACTCCTAGCAGGCTGTATGCTGTCAAAAGAGCATATTCATTTCGTTCGCCACCGTGTACAGGGCTTCCTGATGCAGTTTGTTCAAAGAACGGTACACCAAACAAATCGACTAGGTCTCTTTGACTGGTTAATCTAAACGCCACTCCTGCGTTGGCTTTAGTGGTTCCTGCAGCAGTTCCTGTTCCTGCTGCATTTGCTTTATCTTGTGCTGTGGCTACAACGATAAGGGGAGTTGTACCTGGTTCTGCAGGTGTGTAAAAACTCTCGTCTATTACCGTTACTTCTACGCCTGGGGATTGTAGTGCCATTCCGATATCTCCTGGTTTTATTCTACTCAACTATTTAGCGGCATCTGCCAAAAAACCAAGGCTTAGAATTAAATAAAAGGGAAGAAAAAGGTTTAATTCCTATGAGACCATTGTGCAAATGCGGTCAACGACCTAGAGCTATCAATTATTATAAAAATGACAGACCTTACTACAGAAAACTCTGTGAGATCTGCCTAGCTAACGGCCAATATCATGGAGTACCTAGATGGTTAAGGGCGGGATACAAGATGAAAGCGCAATGCGAAAGATGCGGTTTTAAATCGCCCTATAGGGAAGTCTTTAGGGTATTCCATGTAGATGGAAATCTAGATAATTGCAGGCACAGCAATCTAAAAACTATGTGCTGCAATTGCAGTCAGATTTTATCAAAAGAAGGGTATGCCTGGAGGCAAGGCGATCTCGTCGCTGACTAGCTTTTCGAAAGCTGCGTAGAGATCTTGGATAGTTCCATCGTTTTCTATTATCGCATCAAATTCTGTACCTACCCATGCGGTTTCTGACGCATGTATTTTGCGCATTTTAAGTTCTTGCACAGCCCAGTTGAATCCTTTGTTAGCCTGCAGTGCAGCACCGTACCATTCGGGAAGATCACCTCTTCTTATCCAGACGATTTTACCACCGGCATTTTGTATACTGGCTATCTCGTTAGGAAAACGGCAGTCAGAAATCACTACGTTGTCTCGAGAATTCCTCAGTTTATTTTCTAGGCTAGCGATCCAGATATCATCATGGAATGCTTTTCTACAGACTTCTGTGCCCCAATATTGTAGGACCCATCTAGGAGTCAGCGTGGGCATGGCTAATCTTTCGGCCCACCAAGGATCCACTTCTTCGCGCCATTCTCGGGCAGCTTTGGTCCTTCCTTCAAGCATGGTTCTATCCCATCCAAAAACCGCTGACACTGCATCTTTCAGTGTGCTGGCGAATGATTCTCTTCTAAATTCGTGGAAGTTAACCAAATAGTCTGCAGCAGTATCTTTGCCGCTGCCGATAAATCCGCAAATACCTATGATCATAATAATCTCCTAGAAAATTATTATAATGCTTCTCTAGATAAAAATCAACGGTATTTGTTCAATTTACTGATCAATCTAGAAGCGGTGTTGATAGCTTTGGTTCTTTTTTGACGGCGTGCTTGCGTTGGTGCTGTTTTAGCCCTGGTGGTTTTCATTTTCTGTGCCTGTGCTACATCCATGGGCTGGTGGCACTTCGCTGGGCTAGATACCAATCTGCTTTTCCTTGGTCCCGAAGTGCATCTAAACTTCAAGGTCGGCTGACCTCCTCGGGCTGTGGTATGGCTACGACCCCAGGCTACTTCTGTTTCGTCTAGGATATCTTCTGTGAGTATTTCGGAGATTTTCATTATCCTATGATCCAGCTATAACCTATACCACCCGGAACAGTTCCTTTCATTAATTCTTCAGAGAGCTTGTCCATCTCAGCCTGTGCTTCCTGTTTTAGTGCGCTGCCGTTCAGTGCAGTACCTCCCTGTGGTCCTGCGATGCTGGCGAATTTATCTCGGGCCTGTCCTAGCATCATTTTACAGACGGCCAGCGAATAGTCTTTGATCCATTGTCCTGCGTAAGTGTCTTCGATTATGGAAAAATCAGGTCGTTGATTGTACACCCACAACAATACCTGCTCATTGCTCCTAGGTCTCTGTTGCACGACCAGTTTTCTAGAACTGGGAATCCATGTGAAATTGATAAAACTACCAAACATTTTACCCACTAGTTCTTGATATTGAGCAAACAATTCGTAGGTAGCCAATCCTCCCATGTTAGTAGAACTTAATAGATAGGTATTGGTATAGGCTAGATTGAACGGTTCAAAAACAGTACCTCCAGATCCATTTCCTGTCCTCGATCCTACACTGCGGCGGAAGATCTGGCGAACCTGCTGTATCTCTTTGGGCAGCGTGTATTCGTTGGTTTCTTCTTTGAGAGTAAGAAACGCATAGCTTTCCTCTACTGCATTATCTGATCGCTGTCTAAAAACAGCCAGTGCTTTTTGCAGCGCGGTTTGATAGTGCTCTGGATCTAGCTCTACATCGATCATGCCGTCGCCTAGCATGGTTCTGCAGTAGTCGTAGACGCTTTGTTTTGATTGATCGATTTGGCTCATACGAGTATTTATCGCAGCAATAAATATAGTACCATGCCAAGACTCAGTCTCTATCGCCCGGAAAAGGGCAATGATTATAAGTTTATAGACAAAAACATCTGGGAAATGTTCCAAGTTGGGGGCACCGATGTTTTCATACACAAATACCTAGGACCCTGAGAATCGGGTTCTGATACCCCGTCAACTCCAGGAAACACTGGATCGATTCCCGAGCTTGGCATACAAGATCTCTTGTTTTTAGAAAACAGAGATCGCAAATATGAGCAGGATGTTTATGTTTTGCGAGGGCTGTATAGGATACAAGACATAGATTTTAATCTCAGCCAATTTGGTCTTTTCCTGCAAAATGATACGATTTTTATCACATTCCACATCAATGACACAGTAGAAAAACTAGGAAGGAAGATAATGGCCGGCGATGTGGTGGAACTGCCCCATTTAAAAGACGATTTCGCTCTTAATGATCTTACTTTTGCGCTAAAAAGGTTTTATGTCATAGAAGAGATCAATCGTGCCGCAGAAGGGTTTTCAGTTACTTGGTACCCTCATCTATATCGTGCCAAATGCAAACCTCTAGTAGACAGCCAGGAGTTCAAAGATATCTTAGATAAAGCTGCTGTAGACTGCGATGGAAACGAAACTGAATTTTCATTGAGAGATATAGTCAGCACCTACGAAAAAGAAATGCAGATAACGCAGGCCGTGTTAGATCAAGCAGAAGCAGATGCTCCTAAGAGCGGATTTGATACCAGCAAGTATTATCATGTGCGCAGAGGAAAACATGGCCAGCCAGAAATAGTATCAGCAGATAACACACATATCGATGCCACGGTGCAGACACAGGCCACAGATGCCGAAGGCAATCTCCTCTACGACGATAACGGTGATCCTATCTATGCTGGTTCCACAGCCAGCACTACCAATGTCAGCGTAGACGCTAAACTGTATCCTGGATATCTAGTCGAAGATGCTATACCTCCAAACGGTATAGCGTTTACCGCAGGAATCGCGTTTCCTACCGGACCTGTAGAAGGACAGTACTGTCTAAGAAAAGACTATATGCCTAATAGATTGTTCAGATTTGACGGACGCAGATGGATCAAAGTCGAAGACGAACTAAGGCACACATTGACCAATCTCGGAGAAAGCGATGTGGGGTCTGGGGATCGATATGAAGGCCGAGATAACCGGCAGACACAGAAAGCTACATTTATCAATAACACTAACGAAACCACGGTCAACGGTAAGACCGTTAAAGAAAAACAGAGTCTCAGCAAAGCATTGAGACCTAAGGCAGACTGACGATGGATCACTTTTACGATGGCCAGATAAGAAGATATGTCACACAGTTTATGCGTGTGTTCATAGGTTTTAAGTACAAAACGGGGGGAGCTACTCCGGAAGAAAGGTATGTGCCTGTGTCATATGGAGACATGACCAGGCAGGTAGCTGCGATCATCAAAGAAAACTCAGAGAATAAATTACCGACCGTACCAAAAATCGCCTGTTACATCACTAACATCGAATTGGATACCTCGAGGCTGGCAGATCCTACCTTCGTCAGCAAGATCAATATACGAGAGCGTGCCTACGAATTTGATCAGCAGGGCGATCCCGAGTACGATACCTATCAGGGCGGCGGCTATACCGTAGAGAGGCTGTTGCCTACACCGTTCAAACTGACCATGAAAGCAGACATATGGACCTCAAACACTGATCAAAAGCTGCAGTTGTTT